CTAAGGTACCGCGTTGGCTGCGGATTTTAAGGTGGGGTTGCCACTACTCTGCTCGCTTGGGAGTGTTGCTGAGTAGCTGCCTAGTCTCTGTTGTTTGTGTAGCTGATCAGGCGTGAGACTGGGCTGGCGGAATGGGCGTTCCAGGGCGCAACTAAAATGGAAGTCGTCGTGGAAAACCTTCGTCTAATGACTAGACGAAATTGTTGTGATCTAAAAAGGGTGATAAGTCCCAATTCGCTGCTGTGGGTTGGTGTTAGTAGCGAAAAGTTAATCGGAAGGAACAATCTCCTTGCTTATCGAGTTGGCTCGCTCTAGGAGCTGAGTGACTGTTCCGATAAGTGCGACAGCTTGAGGTGCATCCTACTTGTTTAGCACACGGAGGAATTCTCGGCAAGCTTGCCTCACTTAGAGCACATTGACCATGTGCACTGGTTCTTCTGGGCCAAGTAGACCAAGCGCAACCGCTGCTCCGTGAATCATAGGATTGATCCAGCTGTGGTTTTCGCTGTAGTAGTTGGCGATGGCTCGGATGGCGCGCTGCCAGAAGTTGGTTCTCGGCTGTTCGTGGGCCTCTGACAACAAGCCAGGACTGATGTGGTGACTGCCAACGGTGTTGGAGGTACCCACGACAGGGCCGTCGGTGCGCATGTGCGTCAGAGCTGCTTGTCTTAAGTCGTGCAGTATCATCCTTGAGTCGGACTGGCTGCTCTGAGCGGTTGCGCTGAGTGAGTGCTGGCTCTACTCGATAAGCGACTTGGAGAAGGTGTCGTCTGTTCGAGGGAACGCAGCAGTGTTGGCGCGGACTTTGAGGTCCATCGTGAAGTTCTGCAGTGAGCCGTCGTCGAATTTCAGGAAGGGACGCTGAATTACGACGTACTCGACGACTTCTGCGGAGGCTGCATCGATCAACTCGTTGCTCGGCACGTTGGATTTCTTCGTGATGAGTTGCGGGTTCCTGACATGGTTGTTGAGGATCAGGGACTACTTAACCGACACTGTCTTGTTGCTCGTTTTGATGAGGTCGTTCACCGTGATGGTCGCTGGTTGACCTGACTCGGTGTGAAAACAAGACAGTGGGAAACTTCCGAAGAATGCATCGCCGGACTGGCCGATCTTCTGGGTGACGAAGCGGGCACTGATCGTGCTGGCCCATACGAGTGCTCCAGTCGAGATCGAGCTGGCATCTCCTCCATATATCTTGTCCATGGTGTGATGGACGTTAGGCTACAAGAGGGTCTACAAGCTCAGTTGCAAGTTCAGATCGGAGGTCTGTACAATTGACAGTCCTGAGAACTTGGTCGAGGCTGGAAGATTCGTGCCGTCTCCGTAGAACTGCGTCAGCGAGGGGCAGAAGAACATGATGGTGTAAGGCGCGGAGCCCAGCGGTTACGTTCCGGAGCCATGATTGTCTGCCTCGATGATCGTGGTTGAGTTGCTCACGACCGTGTTGACGACTGACTGGCGCTGCCCATCGATGACGTAGGGCGTTGGCGAGACTCCTGGGAAGTGCTGCGCAAGCGTGAACTACGTTTCTAAGAGCTCCTTCTATGATACGATAGGCACCATCTACTGAGCTCTCTTCGCTGGGGGACGGGGAGGGTTCCGGGGTCGCGGGTGGGGCTTCGGCTGCTGTGCAGGGTGTTGTTTCTTGGGCTAGGGGTGGCGGCGTCGCGCACCCTTAGCAGGCTTCAATTCATTCATTTTCAAATATTGAAGCTGGATTCCTGCCGTAGCACAGTTCGCGGGTGTCAAGGTGACTGAAGGCGCAGTCAACGAGTGTCTTGACTGAGATGCGAGCAATTCGGTCGACGGTCTACGTCATGTGATAGCCAGGCGCGTCTCCGTAGCCCTTCTTGGCGAGCCTCTACTCGAACTTGGTTCCGGAAGGTGCTTTTTCGCCGCCGAGCTTGTGCCAAGCATACTCAAGGTAGGAGTCGATTGTAGAAGAATAGCCCTGATACTAGGCCTTCAGAAGATCGATCATACGAGATGGATGATCGTGGAACATTCGCTCACTCTTGGTGTACTTGGTACGACCGAACAAGACTTTGGCAAGGTCTGGGATGACAAGTCCGTTGCCACCCGGCATGCAGCAGACGGTCTTGGAGCAGAAAGGGATGGCACTTGAGTGGCACCGCTCAGCCTTGATTGATTGGCCAAGTCCATTCGCCTCGCCAGCTGGGCAGTTGAGGCTGGCGATGACTTCCTCGACCTTCTGGCGGTGCTCGAGCTCTCTGAACTGTATGACCAGGTCGTCTCCACAGGCCTAGATGTTGTAGTCTTGGCCCTATCGGTCAATGGAGAGGCCAGCCTTCTCGATGTAATAGTAGGCGTAGAAGATACTGTTGAGAGTGTTGCCTACTGTAGTCTGGGAGGCGCGGCCTGAGGGAGTTGTGCCATGGAATTCAAAGGCTAAGTAGTCATTCCAGGGAGTGTCTGACTGCTTGTCAACGAACCTTTTGAATTTCTTCTGTACTTCGCGTGGCCATTTGGGCGCGTTGACTCTTGGCACCTTGATGAATCCAAGCCAGTCGAAGTTGCACATCTCCTCAAGGACCTTGTCAGCTAGGGTGGAACTAGCTGAATCGCCGAAGGTCTCTGCATAGCAGCGGCGGACATACTGGCGGGAGGTGCGCCAAGCTGGCTGCTGCACGGCTTCACAGACCGGATGGTATTGGGCTGAGTCGAACTGGGTGCCATCAAGCGACAGGCAGTGTGGCATCGAATGTAGGAATCGCTTGCTCATCTGCTCGAGACTCAGGCCGAGGGCCATTTCAGGGAAGGCTTCTTTGATTCGGTCTTAGAGGAGCCATGTTGTAGCGGCCTTGACTTCTCCGACCTAGTCGGCCGGGCCGGAGATGAGTCTCGGCCGGGGCTTGTCTTTCTGGAAGACTCCTTCTTTGACCTGATCGACGGGAACCATGTGATCTTCTCCAGTCTTGGGTATCAGGAGGGACACATAGGAAGATGACACCTCGTTGAAGTCTTAGATAAGCTTCAGGATTGCTGCGAGGTAGTTCTTATACTTGTTCCTGTCGTCTTTGAAGCGCTCGGGGTAGTCGCACAGGTTGCGGGGCTCAGACTGCGCATAGGCCTGGAGAAGCTGCGGCTCGCGACGGGCCCACAGTCTCTTGGCGAAAGCTGCGAAGGACTCCATTTCAGCCTCGACATAGTCGAAAGGTGCGCCCAGCTGCCGTCGGAGAGCGGCATATATGTTCTGCAGGATCCGCTTGTCAAACTGTATCACAGTCTGGTCTGTGTTGCGGACCGGGCGGACATGTGTGACAGGGCTGGATGCAGGGTCGACTGGTACGTAGGTGTCGTCCTTTGGGCTGAAATGTACGCTCTCTCGGTACTTGTTGCACAGTCTTTCGAGAGCATTGAGCTGCGATCGGTTGAGCTCCGTGTCAGTCGTGCGGCGATTCAGCTGGATGCTGCCGGGCTTGTGTCTGGCACTCACGAGGTAGTTGCCTACAGGCACGCCTGCAAGGTTCGTCGAAAAGCTCTTGATCTTCTCCGGGATGAAGTCACTGAGGCGAGCGAACGGCGTGAGGTAGTCGGGGAGCCAGGTGAGAGTGCGAAGGCCACCAGTTCCGTAGCAGTAGCCATCTCTCAGACGCTCGAGTCTGACCGAAGATGCGCCGAGGATCGAGTCGAAGAGCCCGCTGAGGCCGATTGGCTCGACCTGCCTTGCTAAGTCGAATCGGTTACCCTGGTAGCCGGCGATGGCTGTTGCGAACTGCGTCTCTCTGCCGAAGAGTGCACTGACCCAGCCAGGTAGATAGCTAAGGAAGGCGCACCGTGCGAAGTAGATGCCTGTGATTCCTGTGATAGGCATCGTCCACAGAGCAAGCGCCCAAACCAGGCAAGCTGATCGGTTGACTCGAGGCAGGTTGAAGGGAGCGCAGCCAAGAATCACGAGACCGAGTGGTAGCAGGCTGTCAGACGACTCTATGTAGGCTTCAGTGAAGAGACCGAACAGAGTGACCCAGGCAGTGTTGTACCAGAAGCCGGGATCGTCTGTGGCACGGTAACGCAGCGTGGTGAGAATCGGCACGATAGCTTCGAGTCCTTCGATGGCGTAGGGTTCATCGTACGAAAGCATCGTCGCTCGGGCTCTCAGTTCACGGACCAGAGGAGTCACGGAGGGATCGGCTATCTGGTCGACCTCGAGCTGCGCCCAGTATGTTCCTGGGTTGGCGACAGGTCGACTCAAGTCGAGGCTCTCGACGAGTCGGATGTTGAAGTCGCGAGCTGCGCAGCGATGGAGCTCGAAGTGGCGGTAACCGTTAGTGAAGTGCTTGATCGCGCCTGGTGTCTCGAGCCTTACGTTCGGATGTCGGTAGGGAGCCAACTGTCCGCAAGGGTTCGAGACGATTCCTTCCGCTGAGACTACCTCATCAACTGACATGACGCTGTGAGTGGCGGGAGTTGGCTCGTACGTACTATAGTAGGCCATGATCTCAGCATGAGGTCTGAGCCGCCTGAACTGCGCTCGAGACAACTCATCAGTCAGGTAGTAGACCGAGTCAACAGAAAGGATGAGCTCATAGTTCTGCGGATTCTGGAGCTCGTCCCACGTCGCCTCGTTCACCTGGAGATTGAGTCCGGCGAGGTCAGCTGTGAACTGTGCAAGCGGGGCTTCGATGAGACGTTGGTTGTCGACACCGGAGATCGCCGGCTGCTAGATGACCCACTGTCCGGCCCAGCGTCGGTACACAATCATGCTGCGAGCTAGACTCGCTCCGTTAGCAATGGCAATGTACCGGCAGACGTCGACCAGACCCACGTGACCGATGATCTAGAATCTCTGTGGCGAGACCTCTGTGGGAGCGAGGTCTTCGTGGAAATCCGTGTCGGCTATCGGCTGCGGGGCCTAGTTTCGTGGAGGAGGCTGCCCTGCGCGCCTGATGGCTCGAACAGCTCTGACGCGCTGCTCATGCAAGTCCTAGAGGTCGGCCATACCAGGGGGCGGATGTCCAGCAAACTGGACCTGCTAGATGTTGCATGCCAACCAGCCGATGTACCTACGAATCGCGGCGCGTGCCTTTGGCGGCAGTCCAGCTGTCGATGTGTCCATCTGTTTCTTCAGCGCGAGGCGAGCTAAGGTCAGGGGCCTGCCGGAGATTTCGCAGACATTCCTTCCCTGAGCGACAGCATCGAAACCAGCTTCCCAGCAAGCTACCTGAGCAGACGAGCGAATGGCAGCAACGAAGTCGTGGCCGGAAGATCGCTAGACATCAGAATGGAACTTGTCGTTGTCGAGGAAGCTCGAGTGAGATACGAGCTTGTACTCGATTGAGCTCATCTGTTGTCCAGCGTTGTAGGTTATCCGGCCGTCTCGGACATCGTAGCTACCAACGTTGCGTGCTTAGGGGTCGGCGAGACGACTTGCTCTGTCCTCGAGGTACAGCGAGACCATCAGATTCTTCGAGGTGATCGAGGAAGTGTTCGGGCTGTAGCGCTGGCTCAATCGGAAAGGCATCTTCTTGAAGACCACTGCCATTATGAAAGTCTTGTGCAGCCCCGTCATATACAGAAATCGTACAAACTTGTTGAGGCGGATCAGCAAGATGACGTAGTTGATGACGGAGGTCAAGACTATAAGCACATAGTCGTAGATGTGGAAGAGCTCGCTCATGTGGCGGACTGGCGGCTTCTGCCCTGGCTCACCGAAGAAGACCTCTGCGAATTGGCTCCGGACCTCACGAGAGAAATCCCAGTCGTAGGCGTCGACGAACACTCGGTTGTAGGCTCCGTTGTACTGGACCATTGCTAGCACGGTGACGCTGAAGAGAATGCAGCGGGCGCGGGCCATGGTGCGGTGCTAGCCGGTGACAAGAGCTGCCAAGACCATCCCGAAGAGTGACACGAAGTAGAACTTGATGACGCTCGACTCGATGTGGACTCCCTTAGATATAGCACACTCGCGGACGCACTGTGCTATCTCTGGGTTCGTCATGACCGACTCGACCATCACGTCAGGGTCTGTCGTGGGATCTCCTCCCGTGCAGTACATCGAGCAGAAGTAGCAGACTGTCTCAAAGCTGTCACCAGGCGACTACTCAGGAATCAACTGCATGAAGCCCCAGGCCACGATGAAGTTGACCAGCCAGTAGGCGAGCTGGGCGCGTGGCTCTTTGTAGAAGCCGACAACGGCCAGGATCGGCATCAGGAACATCAGCGCAGTGTCGACTCCGAGAGCGATGTAGGGTATGCTGAGCCCCCATCTGTTTCGCTCTTCCTTCAGACGGTCTGTGGAGATCAGGTCGGTCGAGTCGCTCGCTGTCTGGTTGACGTACGTGTCGAACGCAAGATCATCGTACCTCAGACTCCTCTTCATCCTCACGTAGGCTTGTTCGTTGAGGTTCTGTCGGGCCCATGAGACTACTCGGGTAGCAAAGTCCTCGTCCTGTCTGTCCGGCTCTTTCTCCTCAAACAGCGCTCGATGCATCGTGTCGATGTCCTCCTAGATGAAGCTGCTGAACTTTCTCGTGTGCACGTTGTCGAGGTGGAAGAAGTTGCCTTCATGCTTGAAGTCCTCGTTGACGGGGTGCAGTGGAGGGTGGATTCGAACGTCCATCAGGTCGACAAGGCAAAGCTTCTCGACGACTTCCAAGTGCTGATTGGTCACCGCGTTGATGTTGATGCCGTGCTTCGTCAGCTCCTCGTTAGCCAGCTGCCAGATGGCGAGACGTCGATTGTCCTCAAGTTCTGCCTTAGCCAGGACGTCTCGGACCGTCTAGCAATGACTCTCGAAAAAGCCAAAGCTGCCCTTTCCATGGCACTCCTTCTGCGACAAGCTGTAGCCGTCCTTTCGACCGTACTCCACGATTTCCTTCAGGGCTGCCTTGACGGGTCCTTCAGCGTGCCGCATGATCGGCGCTGCGTAACGGAGCAGGAAGGCCTGGAAGCCATACTAGCTCTACATGACGTAGCTGAAGTCGTACGGTGTACCGACACGGAGGTGTTCATGCACGTGCACGAGGAAGATCGCATCCTTCTCTGACGCTTCTTCGGGGAGCTCGCGGTAGCTGAGGATTCTCTTAGCAGAGCCCAAGTGCCTGTGCAGGTGCTTGAACGAGTAGCGCTGGTCGACAACTGGTGGTGCACCGAACTTCTGCTTCTTCTTCGGAGGCCGCGTCACGATCTTTCTGACTTGCTTGGCGAGGTCGTCGTAGGCCAGCTCTCTGTAGATCTGGTCGCTGAAGAAGGCCATGTAGAACTGCTGCGGCGTGAAGTGGCATCGGTCGTCACTGCCTGGTGGCTAGACAACTATGCAAGTGGCGTGGACAGATTCTCCGTAGGTCGACAGACTTATGCGGGCGTAGTTGTGGCACCGGGAGCGGAGATACTCCTTGGCAAGTGCCTCTTCCGCGACAGTGGCAGGCGATGGTTCATCTTCGTGCCGGACTTCGATTGTCCAGGCTGGGTTGAAGCGCATCAGGTTCTTGGCTGTTCGCTGCATGTGGTCCGTCGTCGTTCCGAATCCTCTGGCTGAGCAGGTCACTTGTGCATCGTTGTGCTTGCAAGCATCGGCGTAGTTCTGCAAGTGCACCGTCAGGGTCTACGAAAACTCTTCGGCGTCGACCTCAGGCCCCCAGTTGTTACCATCGAAGATCAAGACTCTCGCTCTGTTGAGGCCGTCCTGGGCGGAAACGAAGTGCTGAGTAACATTCTCTTACAACTTGTTGCGAGGGGCGCGGAGGAGGGCCAAGAACGAGCCAGGTCCGCAGAATCCATCCGGCGGGTCTACTTTGTAGTACTGATAGCCTTTAGCTCGGGTGATACTCGGGTATTGTAATTCGCTGACATACTTGGCCAACGATCCAATATGTTGAGATCGCAT